CGGCAACCCCGAGAGCCGCTCGATCTGCACCGCCTCCATTTCTTCCAGGCGTTTGAGGAAGTACCAGGGCCGATAGGCATTGCGGAGGATCGACCGGCCTTCGGGATTGTTCTTGTGTGCGGTCGGTCGGAACAGCAGGAGCTTCTGAATTGGCAGCTCGATCAGCGAGCCGACCCAAGGCTGTTGCGTGGCGCCAAGGACCTCGCCGTTCTCATCGAAGAACCATTTCAGGATGGTATCCTGAGACCGGATCGGCAGCCGGCGGAGGCCGATCAGGCCGTCATCGTATTTGCTCTGCGGCTCGCTCGGCCCGGTTCGGCGGCCGTTGCGGCGCTTGTAGACAATCTCATGCAGCGAGAAGCCGTAGCCCAGCATCGAACACGCCTCCGCGACGAAATCTTCCCAGGTGTGGGACATATCGTGCATGAGCGATTCGGCGAACTCAGCCGCTTGCTTTGCCTCCGGCTTATCGCTGGCCGGCTCTACCCGCCATTCGACCTTACGGATCGTTTGGCTGATTGCAAAATTCAGCGATCCAACCGCACTCGAATTGTCGAGCATTTCCCGGTAGACGGTCGCCGCCGCCCGGCCAAGAAGCTGAGGCAGGAACTCTTCGCGAACCCATCCAGAGAACTGGCGAAGGCCGCGCGAGCCCATATCCTTGAACTTCATCGACGAGTTGACGGTTGGCACCCCCCAGCTGCCGGAACCATCGGTGTAGGTGTCTTTTGCCATTGGGCTACCTTGAAAGCGTTGGTTTCGCGGTTGGCCTCTGATCACCACGGGGCGTCGTCAGGATCATCGGGACGACAATCGGGACTTCAGCGATCGTCTTACCCATCAACTCGGTCAGCACCCACACCAGAGCATCAGCGCGATTGGGCGATTTGCTGCCCTGATAACCGGACACCGAGAAGTTCAGCATCTCGTCTTCGAGCTCGACAAACATACCGACGTGGCTAACCTTGCTCTGCTCGTAGAGAGCTGCGATCGGTTCGGCCCGCACGGCCTTGCCGCGACTGGCAGTGACCAAGCGGATCGGCACGTCAGCATCGACCGCGCGCAGCACCGCGCGCACCATGTCGCCGCCGAAGTTCTTTTCTGCCACGATGCAATCGGCGCTGTGACGCCTGTACGCATCCACTGCCCGCCGCGCCCATGCTTCGGGTGACAGGCGACAGGTCAGGTCTTCCAGGACATAACCGCGGCCATCGACACCTTTTCCGGCAACGACGATGCCAATGGCATCTGATCGGCTGTTTTCGTCTCCGCTCGCACCGGACGGATCAACACCAACAACGACACGCTGTAGATCAGGCACATTCTCGACGCGACCCTGTTCAAGCGTCTCCAGCGTCCACAGAGCGCCGTCTATTTCTGTCTGATATTCACCGTCCAAGAACCGCTTGCGCGCCCGCTCCGGCAGGCTGGCGAGTTCAGCAAGATATTCTGGCGACAGGTTCGCCGCATTGTCGTGCGGGTTCATGTAGAGCGAAGCGTATTGCGATCGATCGGCGATCGGCTGACGGCTGTCAGGCTCGACGCCGGCGACGAACATCTGGTAGGTCCAGTGACCCTTCCCCGGCGGGTTCAGATCGTAATAGGCCCGCTGTGTCAGATAGCCGCCGTTCAGATGCGGCACGACCTGGGCGAGACGAGTGCGGGCCAGCGTCACCGAGGAATACGGGATCTGGCTGCACTCGTTGAAATAGATGGTCGCGAATTCCTGACCGAGGATTTTTTCGGCTCGCACCTGGTCGTCGAGACCGGACACCCATATCTGCGAACCGTTGACGAGTTCGAAGAACCCGTCTTGACGGTACTCAGTAAGCCTCTTGCCGGGAAAACATAGTTTTGCGGCGCGAGGCAGCGTATCGAGACTGATCGATGACCGCGCTGCGTTACCACGAAACCTCAAGATGACGTGGCGGCTTTCCGGTGCCGCATGAGCCCGCGCCAGAACGGTACGACACAGAACGAAGGTCTTTCCCGACCGGCTGCCACCGACCAGCATCGTATGACGCTGTGATCTGGCTAAAAGCTCCGTCGCCTGCTTCTGGCGCGGTGTCAGTTCAAAGCTTGGCGTCCGTGCTGTCGAAGATGATCGCGCCGCCATCTCCGGTGCCCTCGTCGTCAATGTTCAAGGCTTGGCGCTCTAGGCGCTGGACGCGCTCGACGACATCAGCCAGGGCGCGGAGCGTCGAACCCAGACCATCACCCTTCGCCAAGCAGATGATGCCAGCCGCTTTTGTTCGTTTTTCCTCGTCGTCGCTCATCACGTCCGACAGCAGCGCGGAGATGCGGTCGGCATGAGCCTTCAGCCCATTGGCACGGGCGAGATGACCCTTGACTGCCGTAGCGCCGCGTTCCGCGGCAGCCTCGACAATCTCATTCTCGGTAGCCTTGGTACGAGCGGGGTCGCTTTGTCGTACCGCATCTCGTACCGCTCGCATTCGGACTGCGGTGCGTACCCTGTCGGATAGATCGCGCTGCCAGTCATCGCGCTTGGCGCGTTTGCGTATGGCTCCTTCGGTGAGGCCATGCTGGCGACCGATTTCCGAGACACTTAATTGGCCGGCACGGTACTCGCGCTCTACCGCCTCCCAGTCGACGGCCTTGCGGACCTCGGCCATAGCTTCCTCGCTGAATATCAGGGCCTACCATCATTACTCGACGATGCGCACGTCGCTCTTCGTCTTAGAGGCGCGGCGCTTCGGACCGCTCTTGACGGCGGCGTCAACCGCGCCGTCGGGACGCGCGGCATGCGGATCGTGCGGCCGATCGCAGCGAGACAAGCCTTATCCCATGTATTCCAGTCTCGCTTGCCGGGGCGACCGAGGGCGTAAGGCATCAGAATTGATGCGGCTGGAATGGCGGCAACTTCCACTTCGGCTGTGCCCATTTCGGGATGGCAGGAAGAGGACACCAAGCGCGCGGCAGAAATCCACAGATGAGACGACCGTAGGGAGGGTCGTCACTGACGAACATTGAACACCAATCGCCCATCATGTTCGCCGGGTCGTAAGAGTGGAACTTTGGGTTGCTGCGGTAGAAGTTTGGCACGTCAGCGCGATACCAAGCCTGCACAGCGCCGAAATCGCCGGTCAATACCAAGACGTCCGTGCCGTCGAGCGGCGCCGTTTCCATCTTGCGCCAGCGACCCATGCGACACCCGGAAAACGAAGCGGCCGCCGCGATCAGGGACCGGGCGGCCGCAAATTTCTGCGATTGCATTTCCCTAATTACATGATTGCGAGGCGTTCGTCAATAGATCGCCGTCACGCTGCCGCTTCGGCCAGGGCTTTGTCACGCTCAGCTTCGGTCGTCGACGCGCTCGGCAGGTCAGAGATCGCCTGCAACCCAAGCTGAAGTTGCCGGAGCCTTCCCTTGTCCGCCAAGTTGACCGGTTGCAGGAAGACGGACGCCGACAGCGTAACGATCCGAAGGTTGCGGCCCAGCTTGTCGAGCGCGACGAAAACTTGCTTGATCCAGCGTTCGTCGTAGAGCGCGCCGATGGGGTCAAACGCCCCTCCCCCTTGCGATTCGCCGATAACCAGGTTCTTCGCGTGCGGCTTTCCGATCGTCCGGTGATACACCCCTGCGAGCTTCATGCCGGCGTCATGCTGCGCTTGGTTGATCTTGCCTTTGGCCATCAGGATCGACAGCGGATAGACATCGCTGGTGCGATCATCGCCGCTCGCCGCAAGCCTGCGCGCCAAGTGGTATTCTGTCGGCCCGAGATTGCGGGGCTTCAGTTCGCCCGAAGGGTATCGATCGCCTGATTTACGCTTCCTGCCTGCCATATCAACCACCTGTCCGTGCATTGTTGTTTCTCCGCCCGTAGAGCTCGTTGCCGACCATTTCCGCCGCCGCCCGCGAAATCGGGTTTTTGATACTGTCCAGTCTCGCCACGATGATGCCTTCCTTGTGCCAGGCTGCCGCGCCCATTGCTCGGATTTCCTCGTCAGTTGCCGGGGTTCGGCCGGTGTGGCGATGAAGGGAGCCGCGGATCATGGCGCCTCCTTTGCCTTCAGGCGGTCGAGTTCGGCCTGGGCTTCCTCTCGGTTCCTCGGTCGCTCGCCCTGCATGGGGTGCCAGGATCCGTCGCGGAGGAAGATCGTCAGAAAGGTCAGCAACTCCTGCTCCCGGTGGGCAAGGCGCGATCGAACGTGCGGCTGCTGTGGGGGTGGCGATTTGGATAGGATTTCCTGGTGCGTCCGGCTGAGCATGCCTGGCACCGAATGAAACCAGCGCTTTCGCTTATCCTCCG